GCAAGACTGGGGCAGGGGGCAGGTGCCATGGGGGCCATGCGTCTTTACCATGGGCTGCGACATCCAGGGCGACGGGATCTATTATCTGACCAATGGCCATGGCCCGGAGTCCGAGACCTGGTGCCTAGATTTTGGCTTCCTGCCCGGCCCGACCGATGTCCCCGGCCAAGGCGCTTGGCTGAGACTGGATGAGCTGGTGCGGCGGGGCCTGACCCTGCCCGGCGGCAAGACTCTAGAGATTGATCAGGTCTGTGTCGACGCGGGTTATCACACCGAGTCGGCCAAGGCCTTTTGCAAGGGCCACCCTAATCGCATGCCGGTTTTTGGCAGGCCGGGCTGGTTTAGACCCCTGCTAGGGCGCGGTGAGGCCACCCAATACATTAGCCGAGGCCGCCGCGCTGGCCGGGCCACGGGCAAAGCGGATGACAAGGCTTTTCTGGTCGGCACCTTTGGCGCCAAGGCGACCTTTTATGGCTATGTCCGAGCCAGCCTCAAGGCGGCAGAGGCCCGCGCCCGGGGAGAGACCCCCGGAGAGATTCGCGGGCGCTTACATTTTGGCCGCGAGGCCGATGCCAATCTGTTTGGTCAGCTGACCTCCGAAACCTGCGTGACCGAGACCACGCCGTCGGGCATCCCCGCGCGGATCTGGAAGGTGATTTCGGGGCGGCAAAATCACTGGCTGGACTGCGCAATCTATAGCATGGCCGCAACCGAGGCCCTGCGCCTTGATGGCCTATCCCATGCCCGCTGGGGCCAGCTGCAGGCTGAACGCTGCGCCGCCCCCGACCCCAGCCAAGGCGACCTGGTCCAATTGATGCGCCAGCCCGCCGCCGCCGAAACCCCGCCTGCGCGCCCCGCGAACCCGGTTCGCGATACGTCCGAGCCCTGGATCAAGCTAGAGAATAAGGATTGGTTCTAAATGGCCACCGACTATGCCGCCAAGATCGCTGCTCTTGAAGACGCCCTCGCCGCTGGCGAATTGACCGTCGAGGCCAATGGCGAGCGCGTCACCTATCGCTCCGTGGCTGAGATCAAGGACGCAATCAACTATATGCGCGCCCAGATGACGCGCGCGCCACAGACCACCTTTGCGGTCTTCGACCGATGAGTTTTATCGATTCCCTTGTTGGGTTCTTTGATCCCAAGGCGGGCTTTCAGCGCCGGGCCTATCGCAATGCCCTGGCCTTGGTGTCTAGCGCGGCCCAGACGCGGCGCTATGATGCGGCGAGGCTAGATCGCCGCACCCAAAACTGGATGACCTCCGCCGCCAGCGCGGATATGGAAGTCTGGCGCGATCTGCCCCGGATGCGCGACCGCTGCCGCGATCTGGTCCGTAACAATCCTTACGCACAAGCCGGAATCACCGCCCTTGTCGCCAATCTGGTAGGCGATGGGATAGAGGCCCGTGCCGAACATTCCGACGAGCGCCTAGCCGAGGCGGCGCAGAGGGCGTGGAACAACTGGGCCGATCATCCGGTCGATGGCCGTAACAATTTTTACAGCCTGCAATCGCAAGTCGTCCGGGCCACGGTCGAGGGCGGCAATGGGCTGCTGGTCTGGTCCAGCGATGGAAAGATGATCAATAATCGGGTGCGCGCCCTCGAGGGCGACTGGCTTGATCATACCCGCACCCAGGAACTGGCCAATGGCAACCGGGTGATTCATGGTATCGAGACCGACCCGAGCGGAAACAGGGTCTCTTATCATTTGTTACAGCGCCATCCGGGCGATGTTCTTGGCGGGATTGGTGGCACGATCAGCCTTGATGGTCAGCCGCCGAACACAGTCGGCCTTTATGGATCCAAGCCTGTACCGGCGGCAGATGTTGATCATGTCTATCGCTGTGACCGCATCGGCCAGTCGATGGGGGTGCCGTGGCTGGCCCAGGCCGTGTCGGCGCTCTACTATATCGGCGAGCTGAATGATGCGACCTTGCAGAAGAAGCGGGTCGAGGCGTGTCTGGCTCTTATTCGTCGCCCATCTTTGGATGATGGCCTTTCCTCGATTGGCGAGAAAGAAACCCAGTCCAATGGTCAGGTCTGGGAGACCCTGCGCCCCGGCGGCATCTACACCGCCCGTCCCGGAGAAGAAATCAGCGTAGTCAATCCCTCATCGTCGGGCGATGGTGATGTCTTTATTCGGCGGCAACTGGAAGCGGTCGCGGCCAGTCTTGGCGTTCCTTATCATCTGCTGACCGGCGATGTTAGCCAGGCCAATTATTCTAGCCTGCGCGCTGCGACCGTCGCATTCTGGGCGCTTTTGGATGACTGGCTGGCCCACACGGTCGTGCCTCACGTCTGCGACCGGGCTTGGAAGCGGATCATGCAGCGCGAGGCGCTGGTTCAGAAAGAACCCAGGCTGGTCGAGGTCACAGCGTCCTGGACGCCGCCGCCACGCGCCTGGGTCGATCCAGAAAAAGACATCAATGCCGAGATCAAGGCGATCCGTTCAGGCCTGACCACCATGTCCGAAAGTCTGTCCAGTCGAGGCCGCAACTGGCGCGACCAGATCAGTCAGATCGCCACATTCAACACCGCCGCCGATGCCGCTGACCTGGCGCTCGATACGGACCCGCGCCGGATTGACGCCCGTGGCCAGATTCAGCCCCCGACCGGTTTCATTCGCCCGACCGCCATTGGCGACACAACCCCTAGAGGTCTCTAAATGTCAGACAAAAACCTGCCCAAGGGCTTTCAGCCTGGGGCCATAGCGCGCCGCGATCTGGGCATTGCCCCGGCCAGCTATAGCGCCAATGCCCACACGGTCGATGCCGTGTTTTCGACCGGCGCGCGCGTACTGCGATATTACGGTTGGGAGGAATTAGGGGTATCGCCGGACAATGTCGATCTGGGCCGGGTCAGGGCCGGTCAGGTCAAGCTTTTAGACAGCCACAATGCCAGCACGATCGAGTGCCTGCTCGGCTCGGTTACAGATGTTCGGTTCGAATCCGGCGCGATTGTCGGAACGCTTGCCTTTGCCCAGACCGAAGAGGGTATGGCCGCCGAGGCCATGGTCGCGCGCGGCGAGCTCACCGGCCTGTCTATTGTTTATGCCATCAAGGCCATGGAAAAGGTTGGAGTCGAGGACAGCACGGATGTCTGGCGCGCCACCCGCTGGGAACTTTGCGAGGTCTCGTTTGTTACCGTCCCCGCCGATCCCTCGGCCCAGGTGCGCGGCCTGACCGTCGATCCCGAAGACCAAGACTCTGCCGCCCCTGAATCCGCCGCCGCTCCGGCCCCGGAACCAGACGCGATGGACCCCCTCAACCAAGTCTCTGCCGACGAGGGCGGCGAACCGGACTCAGTGTCCGAATCTGACCCCAAAAACCCACAACCTAATCTTGAAACAGAGGAGTCCCGGCTCATGTCGGTAAGAACAGAGGCCCCCGTGGCCGCCCCCGTTGCTCCGGCTTTGTCGGCCCTTGAGGCCCTCGAACTGACCGGACAGGCCCGCAATCTTGGTGTAGGCACCAAGATTGAAGACCTTATCCGCGCCGATGCCAGCCTTAGCGCCGATCAGGTCCGTCACCAGATCGTCAGCCTCGCCGCCACGGCCCAGGCTGAACGCAAAGCCATTCCCGCCGGTAGTGCCGCCGTCATCACCCGCGACGGCTTTGAAACTGAAGGCGCGCGGGTGACCGATGCCCTGATCGCCCGCATGACCGGCAAGGGCCCTTCGGATAAGGGCCGCGAATTCATGGGCTACCGCGCAGTCGAGCTGCTCGCTATGCGAATGGGGCTTGATCCGCGCCAAGGCGTGGTGGATCCGTCCGGAATCATCAGCCGGGCCATGCACACCACCAGCGACTTCCCGCTCCTGACCGAGGCTGCGGCCAATAAGGTTCTGCTCGAGGCTTACGGTATTGCCGCTCCGACTTATCGCAACTGGGCCAAGCAGATCGCTTTTAACGATTTCAAGGTCCACAAACTGCTGCGGCTTGGCGATTTTCCGGCCTTGTCGCAACTGCCGGAGTCTGGCGATATTAGCGGCGGCACCCTGTCAGAAAATCGTGAAACCGTCACCCCGGTCACAAGCGGCGTTGTGGTGCCATTTTCTCGCCAACTGCTGATGAATGACGATCTAGCGGCCTTTGGAAACCTGGTCACCCAGGCGGGTTATGAGGCCGCCAGAACGGAAAATGCCATGGCCTATGCCTTGCTGGCCCTCAATTCGGGCGCTGGCCCCACCATGTCCGACACCGGGGCGCTGTATAACAATACGGTAGTCACGACGGCGGGCGGTCATGCGAATTTGGGCACCGCGGCGGCGATCAGTACCGATTCCTTGGGACTGGGCCGCGCAGCCATGCGCAAACAGCGGGGCATTGGCGGCGTCCAGATCCTGAATCTGGCCCCCTCCATCCTATTGGTTGGTCCTGATCGCGAGACCTTGGCCCAGCAGGTGGTGGCTCCGATTCAGGCCGTCCAGGCTGGCAATGTTCCGGTGTTTTCAGGTACCTTACAGGTGATTGTCGATGCCAATATCACCGGCAATGCTTGGTATCTGTTTGCCGATCCTGCCTTCGCACCGGCCTTTGTCTATGGCTATGTCGCCGGGCAAACCGGTCCCCAGATTGCTACAGGCGGCGTGTTTAATCAGGACGGTATCATGATGCGCGTTCTGCATGACTTTGGTGTCGGCGCGTCGGACTGGCGGCCAACCTATCGCAACGCTGGCGCTTAAGCCTCTGGTTGAACCCTTCATCCGGCGGTGAACAGCCGCCGGACCAATCCAAAAAGGACTGTGAGATGAAAAACTGGATTTCCGATGGAAATAATATTTCCATGATCGCCCCTGCCGCCACCGTCTCGGGTGTCGCGCAACAGCTATCAACCGGCATTGTTGCCGTGCCAGCCTCGACCGTAGCCTCCGGGGCCTTGTGCTCGTTTTCAGTCAAGGGCGTCTTTAGCGGCCTGACCAAGACCACGGGCGAGGCCTGGACCGTAGGGCAGAAACTGTACTGGCTTGCGGCCAATAGCCGGTTCACGACCACGGCGGGGTCCAATGGCGCGGCGGTTGCCTTTGCCGTCACCGCCGCCGCCGCTGCGGACACTTCCGGCACTGTCTGCCTGGTCGGAGCCCTGACCTAAGGTCAAGACGGCCACAATCGGTGCTCTGTCCGGTTGTGGCCTTCCGCCGCAGGAGTGTAAAACCCAGATGACCCCGGCCCAGAGACTTGTTGCCGCAAAATACGCCAGCGCCTTGGCTGAGCCTGCGGTCTGGACTCCGTTCGGTACCAGCCTGGCCATAAGTGTGCGGATCTTCCGCAGCCAGCCCGAAGAGGCGATCAGCCTTGAGGGTTTTGGGGCCAAAACCATCGCCAGCACAATTATCCGGCTGCGTGTGGGGGATACGAGGGACCAGAACCGCCTGCCCAGGGCTGGCGACCGCTTTGTGATTTCAGACGGTATCACCACCCAGGCGCTTATCAGTTTTGGCAGCCCCCGATATTTTGATGCCAAACAATTGGAATGGCGGATCGAGGCGAGCCATGAGCAAGTTTAACGTCAAGCTTTCGGTCGATGGCGCGCCAAATGCCGATCTCGCCATGGCCTTTCAAGGTCGCCTGACCGAGGTCTTGGCCGCCGATCACGATCGTCTTGCCCTCGCCTATCAGGCCAGCGCCAAGCAGGTGGCCGATCGCTACAAAAAAGAACTGCGCGCCGACATTGTGGCAGGCGGCTTTTATCGGGCCGCCGCCCTGTCCAAGACCTGGCGGGTCAATGTCTTTCCCCTCAAACCACACCTGGAACCCGCGATTTTTATCAAGTCCAATGCCGATGTGATCTTGGATGCCTTCAGCTATGGAGCCCAGATTCAGGCAAGGGGCGGCAAATATCTTGCCATTCCCACTGGCCCGGCCAAGGCCATTGTCCGCCGCATGAATCAGGCGAGGAATCGGTCGCGTAATGCTTTTGGAAAATTCATGACCGAAGAAAGCCCGGTTGCTCGGGTCGCTGCGACCCTTGGGGTGCATCTGGTGCCCAGAATCGATTCTGCGTCAGGGCGCGGCGTTTTGATCGCAGACACTGCGACCGGAGGCCTTAGCCTCACGCGAGGCGGACGCGAGGCCAAGCGCCAGAGCAAGCCGACCGCGCTTTTTGTTCTAGTCAAGGCCGCCAGCTTAAAAAAGCGCATCAAGGGTCTGGGCTTGCTGGAAGACTTAAAGGGCCGATTTGCCAGTGATTTTGCCGCTGCTGTCGCGCGCAATCTGCAGGCGGGCAAGACGTGACCACAAAACGCGAACTGATCCTGCAGGCCCTGGTGGCTCGGCTGGCGACCGATTCCGGCTTTCCGCCAGCCGATCTGGATGTGCCCGAGCCCACGGGCTGGTCGCCCATGAGCGGGGCCAGTCAGGGCCTTAGCCAGACTCTCGCCGTCCAGGACGGGCCGGTCACGGTCACGCGCGATGCGGGCGGCGCGGATGACTACGAGCTCGAGCTTGAGGCCATGATCGCCTATGCGGTCGAGGGGCTGGATGTTGCCGCCCGCCGCGCCGCCCGCGATAGCGCGATCGAAAGGATTGTTGCCCTGATCTCCGCCAACCGCTCGCTCGGACTGGGGGTCCAGACCTATGCCGAGATCAGCGGGGCCGAGCGCGATGATCGAACCTTGAGCCCGGGTGCGCCCCCGGTCGCCATGGCCCTGATTTCGGTGCTTGTCACCTTTATTGCCCCATCCCCCGCCGGTTAGTCCGGCAAGATCAAGGATCAGCCAATGACCACCTCCAACTATCCAAGGGGCCGCCAGACCAAGATTCGGCTGGCCTATCAGAGCGCCTTTGCTACCCAGGCCGCCAGCGGCTTTCAGGAGCTCAATACCTATACCCACGCCTTCAACACCAATCGCGCCCTGCAGGACGATGATGTGTTGGGCGCTGGCTTTTTTAACTTGGTCGATGCACGCGCCCCGGCTCCGGGCCTGGAAGAGGCCGAGGCCAGCCTGTCTGTGCCTTTTGACCTGGCGCAGTTGGGCTATTGGCTGAAAGCCGCCCTTGGCGCGCCCGTGACCACCGGCACCACCACCAAGACCCATGTCTTTACCACGGGCGCGACGACCCTGCCGACCCTGACCCTGGAGCGGGAGCTGGCCGCTTCCCAGCTGGAGGCCCTGATTGGTGGCGTGGTCAAGACCGCCAAGTTTGACTTTTCCCCGGCTGCGGGATTTCGCCAGCTTGACCTGACCCTTGGCGGTCGCCAGGTGCTTGCGCCC